TTATACTGTCCCATGTTTGGAGCTCACCCAGTAGAGATAAATGAACTCTAAATAGTCGTGTGACTTGGTTATACGAAAATAAAGTATTTGATTTGAGTGAAGAAGAACTTGAGAAGTATCAAGGATTTGTTTATGAAGTAGAAGAATGCGATACTGGTATGAAATATATCGGTAAAAAGTTTTTCTGGAAAAAGAAAGTCCTACCTAAAAACCAATCTCGAAAAAGAAAGATAATCACTCGGGTACAATCCGATTGGAAAGATTATCATGGTTCAAACGACCAAGTCAAACAACTGCGTGAAGAGGGTAAATTATTTAAACGCAGAATATTATACTTATGCAGAACGAAAGGAGAATGTTCTTACTA